TGTTCCTGAGAAGCCTGCGGAATAATAGGCTGTCTCTGTGGCTGTCCTTGAGATTGTCCTCCTTGCCCAGATTGTCCACCCCCACCTTTCTGAATCTTCTGAATTGCGCTCTGAACTCCGTGAGCCTCTGGAGGAACTTCCTCTTCGAGAGGGACATACTCAAGACCAGTCTTTAAGACTTTACGGATCTTCGGATCCTCAAGAATCATCATTGCTTTTTGCTTATCACCAGGATCGCCAGAGGCGAGTAAACCATTAATCTGCATTAAATAATTCTCCGCGAGAGCGGCTTTCTTAGCATGTTCTTTCTGACCGATGGTATTAAAAATCCCACTTAGAGAATTACCTAAACTCGTAAGACCAGCGTTTACCTGCCCGCTTCTAGTGCTTTGTTCTCCAGTCTGCTCTGTCTGCGGCATCGGGGTATACGGTCTTGGAGGAGCCGTAGAAATCGGAGATGAGCCTCCTCTATGAGGATCAAACTGAATCGTAGATTGTGGAGGAGGTGGAGTAGTACCAGGTTGTACGGTCGGGCCTCCGCCGCTAGTAGCTCCAGTGGCAGTGCCTACTCCTTTTAGCATCTGCTGAATCGCATTCATTATCTTGGCAGCTTGATCATCACTACCACCTTGCCCAGGCACTTTCTCATCCCATGGCGGCATTGTATGTTACCTCGGCTACTAAATCATAAAAAGGATCATCCAGAGTAGCGACGAATTCATCGTCGGTCATTTTCATCAAGGGATGATCCTTGTGTAAAGTAATAAAACCTTTTTCAGTTAATTGATAATAATACTGACCGTCGGGAGTCATTGGCTTATCGAGAATCTGCTGATTCAAAGCCTTGAAATAACCTTCGGTATTTACGTCAAGTATCATATCGCCGCTAATCCTGCCATAATAGATGCTAACGTCCCCGCTCCACCAGCAGAGGCAGCAAGTCCGGCACCTGCTCCTGATGCTCCCGCTCCAAGTAAAGAGCCAATTCCACCTAAGATACTACTTCCTTTCCCTCCACCATAGATATTCGGACTTGCTAGAGCAGAGCCTTGGAAAAGCTGATTCAAAAATTGAGTTTCTGCCCCAGCCATTCCCGTAATATCCTGGCTCGCAGCCAGTTCACGCTGCATCGCGGCTTCCATAGACTGTGTTTCGAGTTGACTAAGCAAAGCATTTTGATCTTTAGAAGTCTGTGCAAAGTAATCAGACATTCCAGTAGCCATTGGGCTACTTGCTAAATCGCCCATAAAAGCAAACTGTTCCTTTAGATTCGCGGCGTTCTCACCTATACCACGCTGCTGTGCTTGAATCATTTTCTGCCATTCCGGGAGTGCAGAAATCGGGTTTCCGGTCTGTGCCATGCTAGTCAGTGAGGATGCTCCGGGTATATTAGATTGACCACCGCTAAGAAAACTTAGTAGTTGATTCTGTAAATCACCCCCTCCACCACCCATCAAACTTTGTAATATTTGATAAAAATTATTCGTAAAAGTAGGACTCATTGTCGGTTCAGCGAACATACCTCCGCCAAGATTATGCTTACCACCAATGAGTGGGTTATCTAGATGATACGCCGTTGGGGACGATGGGTTTCCTGGATTAAAATTCGGCAAAGCAGGATAACTCATCCATTGATTAGAGCCACCAGGAGAAACCCCTCCCCCACCCCACGAAGAGTCAGCAAAAACTCCGCCTGATTTTATCTGACTCATTCCTCCGCCAGAACCAAAAAGATCGCCGGCGCCAGTTTGCATATTAATATTCCTTGTTCTCTGCTCGCTTGATCCAGTTACAGTTAGCGCAGAGAAGTTGAATCAAACCCTGATTTATTTGTCGAAGAATTTCCCTAGGCTCGTAGGAATCTAGAATACTCCCATCACCATTTATATGATCAAATTGAAGAACTCGATTTGTTGTAATGAAACACCTTACGCATTTACCACCAAGAATACTTATCAAGTAATCTCTTTGAATCGACCAGTCAGGGGATATAATCTTGTTTCGAAATGTTTCAATTACGTGACAGTTAGCACAAAGAAGTTCGTATTTGGAAACACCCTCTCTTCGAGACTTTACGATAAGATTATAAAGTTTATATCTTCTAGCACTTAATACTTTTCTTTCTAAAGCCCCTCCACCAAATACATGATGCGTGTGTAAGGTTCTTCTATCCTCGAAACCACAACGAGAACACTTTCCTCCAAGTATATTAATTATCTTCTCCTGAATATCTCTCGAATAGCCAACACTATTTAAGTGTTTTCTATCTCTTCCTCTTGAACCACCCTTACCAGAGCAGCTCATAATTAATTACCGAACATATAAGGTCGGCGCGTTAAACTTAGCCTAGACTCCATACGCCAACTTTCTTTACGTCTCTTCCGCTTCACGGAGTAGAATAATCCAGGCTGAGAAGAATCCTTCGGATCTCCGTGTAGAAGTTGATAAACCTTCGCAGCCTTCTCGTACTCCATTAACTCATTAAAACCGCGATAAACTGCGTTCCATACTAAAACTTCATTCCAATCGCGGGGAAGGAGAATCTGAGTTTGCGCCAGAACATTATCATTAATCGGATGTTGCTTAACCATCCTCCATTGCACTTGGTACGCTTTATCGGGAGTAGGGTTAAATCCGATATTCGTAGAATGACGATACCATTCCGTAGGCAGAGAGAGTACAGGAGTAAATCTGTCAGTTTTTTGATAATGACTAGTATCTAGCTTACGACGAACTGAGTTTGTTGGAAAGTCTACCCAGATCAGAATATCGTCTACAACGGATACTACGTCACCAGCCGGAGCGAGTAGAGTCTCGTCATATTCCTGTTGTTTAGCAGTTAAATTAAAAACAGGCCCAAGCTCCTCCAACTCCACGAAGTCGTCTCTATAATCAGGAGACCCGCTTATCTCCAAAAGCGCGTCACGAAGCCAGATAGCTGCTCTCGAAGTATCGTTAGTACGATTCTCGGTCCGCAAAAGAACTTCGTTAACCAAATCCCCAATGAAAAATTGTATTCCGCTAGGACTTAGAATAGGCATCTAGACCCCCTCTTTCATAACATGCAATTTCTCGCCTATAGCCTTATTAATAACTATCAACTCCGCGGCTAATTCCGCTTCATATTTAACATCCCCTTTTGTACCTTTGTGTATTTTCTGAAGCAGAGCGTGTATAATCTCTCGTCGAATAAAAGGTCTTATCCATTCCCTGTACGTATCATATCCAGGAAGAACCCCTCTAGGGTTTCTAATACGTTCGTCTTCATTACAGGCAACTATAGCAATGGCAACCCGCTCTTCTTCTGAATCTGCATAAATATAGTTCCCATTCATTGTAGTAGAAGAGACCCTTTCCATTAGGTTAATTCCTTCTTCTTTTCAGCCAGAGAATGATTAAATCTACTAAAGGATAAACTAACGGAGCTATTGCTAGGCCAATGATGATACATAATAATGACCATATTATAGCCATTACTTCCTATCCGATTCCCGTTTAGGGACATGACGAAGTTGCACGCCTATACTTTGAATACGACCTTTTAAGTGAGCGTTCACAATAACCTGATAAGCACTAAATGCCAGCGAGAACGCAAATAGCATAGCGAGGAGAATCACAGCGGCGATGAGCCATGCAGTGGTCATTAACTATTTCCCGTAACAACTCCAAATAAAACCGTATGTCGAAGCCGCAGTAAGCGCAACTGAGTTATCTGCCCAGTTCCCAACGACAGAAGTTGTTGTTGGTGTTTGTATAACCGGCTCTTGAGCGAGTGCGTTCCACGAGCCAGTACCATTTTGCAACCCAAAAATACATACTGGTGGATTGGTGCCATAAGCTCCAGCAATGGTGCTAAAAGTAAGAGTGAAGGTTCCAGACGACCCTGGAGTGGTGCCTGCGGTTATTAGAACTGAGCCTGCCGCATCGGTCGATCCCGTTCCAATCGTCACGGTTGGACCTGTCCCGAATCCGGTCACGGAGAAGGTTGGAACAGTTCCACTTACAATCTGGCGACCACCTAACTGAGTAATTGCGCCCGAAGGAAGAGGGAAAACCGGAAAAACTCCGCCGCCGAATGATTGTGCTAGGGTAGCTAGAGAGCATGGCAAAGTACCAGTACAATTGCGGTAATCATTCCCGCCGAGATCATAATAAGTAGCCGTCGCCGGGCCAGTTACAGCAGCGCTAGTGCCACATCCTTGGATGGAACTGCCAGTGGCCTCCACGAGGGCGTTAGCGCTCATCGTTATCGCATTCCTATTTCCACCCCCGCAACTGCCATTGAACGGTATCAAGTTGGAATTGGTCAGATAGGCGCTGGAGGTTCCATCTACCGTGAGACAGGTGACAATCCCAGAAAAGCACCCCACACCAATGAAGTTAACGGAAGAACCTGAAGTGACACTAATAATACCAGGGTTCCCACCTTCATCGAATACACTATTCTCAACTACGACCCCGCCTCCAGTCCCATTGCGTGGACCTCCAGCGCTAGCTTGTCCGCCAGAACCCGTGACTTGAAGGGCTACAATGCTGGGATTTGTCGTGTTCACATTCCGCAGATGGATAACAGAAGAATTCTGGATTACAATTCCTGGGTCCTGTCCTAAAGTACTCGAACTTGCATTGAGAACTAACCCGTCAATGATGGCATTGGATGACTGAAGTATTGATACTCTTCCAGAGTTGTCAGTGTTCCCACAGGAATCTAACTCCACGTTGCGAATCGTGAAGTTTCCGCTGGCATTGATTCTGAACGCTTGTGCTACAGGGAGAGCGAAATTGAACGCGCTGCAATCCACGGTAAAGTCGCTAAATGTAAATCCGAAGTTTTGCGTGCTGTTCATCATCCACGACACGTTAGAGGATGTCGTGTCAGGACTCATGTAAATTATGCAGCCTGATCTACTTGAACCGATGAAACTCACGCCTTGCGATTGAGCCGCACTATTCTGCAAAAAGAATGGCCCATCAACTACGTAACCACCGGGAGGACATATAACTGCTCCTGGGGATGCAAGGTTAGGTCCGAAGACTGGTCTGTTCGAGCGCAGCGCCGCTACTGCTGCTGTTCCAGCGGCAAGCATGGCGGTAGTTTCTTTCTGGGTAAACCAAACACACTTGCTATTGCTACCTGATTGCCCGTTCCCGGTTGCGGGGGCAATGGATATGGAGCTTGCAGACGTAAATGCTGAAATCGTAGAGATTGTCGTTGACAGTTCACTGGTCCCAAATTGTGGAGAGACACAGAAAATCTTATAGCCTACATCACTAACAAGCCACGGAGAATTCGTCGCATCCGTAATTGTGCTGCTTGTATTCGTTGTAACAGCGGTTGTGGTACTCTTGGCGTTCCCGGTTGCGCCATAGAGAGGGTTCTTGATATTGAACTGGCCGGGCAAGTTAGAGCCGGACGTGATGCCCCCGCCTGCTGCTGTCCAAGTAGTGCAGGCGTTTCCCGTAACTGCTGTACATTGACGACTGCCTAAATTTGTTAAATTATAATACTGTCCTCCAATACTACAATTTACTTCCGAATCAGCATACGCAACAGCCCCAGGGCCGCATGTAACAGAAATCGTAGGTGGGATAACACTACTAGTAATAGTCTGAGAGGCGCCGGTTATAGTAAGAAACCCTGATGTGAAGCATATAAACTGAGTCTGAGCACACACCGTAACAGTCCATTGAGTTCCTGTCGGGGTAATTAAATTATTATCCGGAACAGGTACGCTTGTAAAGGCCCCTACGGAGCTAAGAGAGCCACTTATAGCGACGGGAGTATACGGCGCTCCACTTAATCTATAAGAGCCGTTAAACTGAGGCTTCGGTATAAAATTAAACGTGTATGTACCATTATTCCATGTCTGCCCACCAGCATCAGTAATAGTCGCAGTTACGTTAGTGTTCTGAGCGTGAACACTAAATGTAAACAGTAATGATAGAAATATAACTAGAAGTAGTTTTTTCACTGAATCAACTCCACCACCCATTGAATTGGGGTAACTTGTTCTGTATTTGCTGCGTTGAATGTTAATAGTAAATTTTGCAAAGAAGCCCAGGATAAAGTTGTATACGTAGCACTTCCCTGAAGTGCAGCAAGTCCACCACCGCTTGCAAATATCGTTGCGGTTCCTGTAGTTGCTCCGGTATTCATAAACGTAACCTGCACTGCTGATGAACCTCCTGCCGCACTTGTTACATTGAATATCGTTACACCAAGCAATGACAATATATAAGTTACGTTTCCAGCTCCTAAAGAATGATTAAGACCGAACGTAAGACGAAATCCTTTGAGATTAGCTACAGTGTTAGCTGGAATCTGATAAAGATAAACGGTTTGCGGTGCACCGTTTCCGGTTATCGCAGCGGCGTTTACTTGCGAGTTCAGTAGGAGAGACGGGCCACCGCTGCTAAAGACTGGAAGATCGTTCTGGGTTTTGCCAAACGAAACATCAGCGTTATTAGCGTTGTTACGCCAGCTGATTGTATCGGTACTTGCTAATCCAAGTACTCCTCCTAAAGCAACAGTCGAACTGTTTGATATAAATCTAGCTCCCATATAAACGCCAGGAGTTACTCCGGCTGGAGCTGTATACTGCAAAGCGTCCGCTGGAAGATTTCCTGTAGCAATCGTTACTCGAAGAGAGTTATCGTTTGTATTTGCTGCGTTTCGCCAATTAATTGCGTCATTGTTGGCAAGTCGAATAGTCCCGCTTTGCGCTGGATTCGGCGACCCTCCAACAAAAGGAGCTATCCATACATATGAATATGTAGTTACTCCAACCCCACTAACACTTACAACGTAGTTTTGTCCTGCGGCAGCATAGAATGTGTAGTTTCCTCTTACATCTGCATTAAATGGATTCGAAAGAGGAAGCGTCAAAGCATTATCCGCGAATATCAACGCCGTTCCACTACATATCGAGCCGCTTGGCGGAAGTGTAACCCCGTTACATACTGTAATAACAGCACTTGGTATTACCTTCAATACACCAGAACCAGCAGATGTATTCACAGCGACGGCTGCGAAGTTTAGATGCTGTGCTCCCTGAGCTTCGCTGCGCGAGGGAAATAGTCCAAGGAACAAACCAATGATAAAAAGTCTTAGAACAGCCGATGCCACGGTCGCTCGAAGAGTTAACTGCGTCGTTGTTGCAGCTACGCTTCCGGTATAAACATCGCAAGCACGATCTTTTTGCATAATCCAGTATCCTATGGGCAGACGCCCGAGATTATGATTCACGGTAAAATCCGTATTCGGAGCCACAGGGGCTACTACGTTTATCCAAGATCCTGATATATTATCAGGAATTGTCCCATCTCCAAATCCGATGTTTCCATTTAATACTTGTATAAAATTCTGATACACCGTTTTTAACATCTGAACGAAATCACTCAGAGACTTTTGTTCAGGTTTAATAACAGTGAAATTAAGATTTGGCGCTGCTTTCATTTTAATCTATTGCCCCGCCACGCTGCTCGCCCGAAATATCGAACATCGGGCAAAATTCAATCACAGCCCCAGGCTGCCCCGCAGGAACAGAGCAGGTCCATTGAATACGAAGACCTGTTACATTGAATCCTAAAACTGTGCTTATCGAATCCCCGGTCCCGCTTCCAAGAGTTACTGTTTGAGTCTCGGAGTAGCCTTTGTCATTTGATATAACGATCGTATACGTCACGGCTCCTTGATCTTGTACCGTAAGTCTAAATTTCTTAACAGTATGTTTATGTCTACGATCTTTGAAAATGTGCTTTCCAGAAGTTATCTTCGCGGCTATTTCGGAATAATTTGTGAAATCAATATAAGCAACTTGACCAGTGCCATTGCCAATAGCATACCCGTCTAACGAGTTATTTCCTTGAGTCGAAGGGGTCCAGTTTTGATCCGCGATTCTTCCTACAAGATCCATAATTCTAGTTCCACTGGGATTAAAGAATCTCCCAGACACGGTTTTTACATCAGCGTAAGAAAAAGGAGTCCAGTTATTCTCATCGAAGTTATAAACCCAAACTCGAACCCCAGGTATAAAGAGCCAGTAAGCGTTAAAAACCTGACCCTTGATACTCTGTGTTACGTAGCCAAAAGCATTTACTGGGTTTCCGGAAATCAAATCAGCAAAGATTCTCGAACGAGCGCCTATGCGACGTTTACCGTCAAGAGGCATATCTCCGATTGGAATAACCGAGGATTGATTAAAGATGTAAACATTATCAAACCCAGCATACGCAGCGCATTCTACACCATCTCTATTAAAATGATTAAGAGAACGAGGGCAGAAGTTACCAACATTTGAGTTCGCTATTGTGGTAAAGTAAAACGGCGCTAGCCCTATCCCAGTCGGCTGAATCTGAACAATACCCCAATTATGCCATCCATATCCGTATTGACCTAACTTAAGAAGACCTTGTCCGGGACCAAGATTATTTAGATTATCATTCACTCCCGCAGAAAACGAAGTCCAGTCCGTCGGATCTCCAACGGCGCTCCAGCGGTATCGCTGTGTAAAGTTAACGCCCCCTTCAATAGTATTAAGTGTCATCAAATGCAAACCAATCTCTGCGAGATAAAACGCGGCTGGAGCGTTGACAGAACTCTGAGAGTAACCAACAGTTACACCATCCCAGAGCCAGACTTTATCAGCTCCCTGAGAAAAAAGTAGTTTGTTATTAAGAACATCCCAGCTAAAAACCTGTGTCGTAGTTCCAGTGAAACCTGTTCCAGTTATATTAGTCCATGTCTGAGTCACCGGATTCCACTGAAGTAAACGAGTTTGAGTCATAACTACTTGTATTCTAGCGCCATTTCTGGTAAAAAAATCAGCTATCCCTAAAACAGGCTCGTTAGCTGGCGCAGGAAAGGGAGGAAGCGCAGTAAACCCTGGGCGAACATAGGCTACGCCTTTTCGAAAAAGGAAGTTAGTGGAATCAGCAAATCCGTAATCTTCGATTTGATCCAGCGGAAGTTCAGACTGAACTCCACCAAAAGGTCCGGTAATCGGGAACTCTTGAAGTTCCTCTGATCTTACTTGCTGTCTATCAGTAGCTCCAGGCATTTACAAAATCTCCAAGAAATACTCAAGAAAACTCTGAGAATCTCCAGCAGCCCCGTTCTGAGCAGTAACAACAAAGTTTTGATTAACCGTGCTATCTGTTGCTAATGTACCAGAAGCGGTAACTTGCGTAGCAGGGGTTCCAGGGAAACCGTTGACTGCCGCTGTTACTTTTTGAGAGTTAGTCACTCCTTGATTTCCCATAGTAAAATCAATTCGATACGTAACACCAACTTGTCCAGCGATACTCACAACATAGAAGAAAGGAGTGTTTCCTCCGTATTTGAAACGAATAGTACTTCCGCCACTAACTAATGCAGTCGGAGTGAATACAAGGGTAGCTCGTAAGATATTACTAGTACCTAATAACCCACCATTAATAACATTAGTATAAACCACATCTTCGGTCACTGTACCAGTATGAAGATGAGTTATGTTATCTTTGAAGAAAGTCGTCTTAATAAGACTTTGAGTTACGTCATTCCATACCGCCCCATTCCACTGGAAAATCTGGCTTGAGTCCGTTGAGAAATAAAGAAGCCCGTACCCAACCCCGCCCCAAGTGGCGTTTACTATTTCGGGAGTAGGCCTGTTCGCAAGCGTACCGCTTAGAAGGGAAAGGCGTTGCATTACATCTGTACGAAAGTTACGAAGATCCTGTCCAAGCAAATTCGCTAACTGAGTGTCGGGAGGGAAGGTTGTGTCATAAACATTAGTAAATGTTGGTGGAAATGGCATTGGTTTAAGCGTTCACTTTCTGAACACTAAATAAACTGCGTTCTACTAAACGATACTCCTTCGCAAATACCTCTGCGAGATCATTTCGGTACTGTTTGTCTGGCAAGCGAAGCTTATCGCAGATTTTATAAGCCTCCTCAAAGGCTTCTTCTATCGAACCCCCATGCCCAATGGCTACGCCTATAATTCCGTATCCGCCGGAGGTAACAAGCGAATCTTCTTGTAAACTAATTTCGTAAGAATAGAATTTTTCGAGGTCAGATTTGCGAAGTCCACGAATTGGGAGCCCTGGACGGGCATGAAAGTCCTCACTCGGCCACGGCGGCACGGAAATCCTAACACCCGCAGCGAAGCCATCTGAGACTTCGAGATCATTGGACTCTCCACGACAAGAGTTGTATACGAACTGTCCGAAATTAGATTCAAGAAGCCCATACAAAAATGTCGGGAATGCATCATAGCCCAGTCGGGGTGTAAATTCGAGCGCATAGATTTCTCCTTCCTTGGAGACAACGGTGTTGATATCTATTGGCCCGGTCCATTGATTCTCTTCGAGCATTCCTGACAACTTTGCAAGTGTTTCGCAAAGCCTACACTCCCGATCGTCACAGCACCACACCACATTACCTGTACACCCTCCCGAGGGACCAATGTCTCCGGGGAGGAGTTGCTTACGTTCGAGAGTGTGATTGGTTGGACGAAGCATTTTACCCTGTGCGCACCAGACCTCGCTTGAGATACATGCGCCGTCAATGAATTCTTGCAGTGTAAATTCTGGTTCATTGCCGATTATTCCTTTGTAGTGCTCTAGCATTTCTAGTAATTCCGCGTTATCATGCGGTACGAAGCTAGGCACTACACCACTGTGTTTGCCTTCAGGCTTAAAAACGAGTTTAGAATCTTCATCCCAGGACTGAACAAACTCAAAAGCAGATTCCCAGTCCGTGAATCTCTTCGAGAAAGGCTCTTGAATTTCTGCTTCCTTGAAAATTTGACTAGCGTATTTACGGTCGCTTTCTAGTCTATCAGCAATCTGAGAACCTCCAAAAGTATCTCCGTCGCTCGCGCGATAAGAATCTAGCAGAGCACCGCTTCCAGTACAGTCTGCTAAAAGAACAGGCTTAAATTCCGGAGACGCGCTCTTCTCGACTAGTCCTTCTCCTCTTTGCTCAGCAATGGGATCCTTGATACTCATACTTACTTTATGACCTTCTTCTTGTAGCCGAAGCGCCAGCCCCAATCCATCTCCCCCTTCCGAGACTATCAAGAATCCCATATTCTTATCCATATCAAGCTACTTGTGAACGTACTGAAAGTGACCGGGGTCGGAAACCGGGAAATGAACCCCACAATGGAGACCCAGTCCTTCGCCTATTTCAATTAGTTTACCCCAATGCGGATGACTAGTGCCAATGTCTCCATTCCATCCCCAGAATTTCATGCTTATGCATATTCGTGGAACCACGTCAATAGCCTCACTCTTCATCTCAGGAGGCTGAGGAAGATGTTTAGAACGAGGTGTCCAGGAAACTCCAAGCGCGAGCTTCTGTTCTTGTTCCACCGAAGTCCGTCCTGTATCTTCGACTACAGGATCAAGACCAGCGGCTCTAGCCTGAGAGAGTAATTCCTCAGCTAAAGGCTTCATGTAGCTCGCTAGTTCGTCTAGGTCTTTGCCCATTTTAGTTAATGGTAACCAAAATGATGACGTTAGTAGGTATAGATTGTAATGTTATCCCATCTACCCACATTATTTTTCCTCTATTTTGAGCAACAAACCCCGTTGTCTCAGTTACACCAACATCAACACGCCAAATGGGATTTCCATTTCTATCCACGAGTATCATTTGTGTAGTACCACCAGGGGCTCCTCCAGTACCTTGTAAAGAAATATCCTCTGCGCGTACCATCCAGGGATACTGACAGACTAAAACGGAGCCGCCCCCCGAGGCAGCGATGACAGTACTAAAAGGCTGACCACTCTTCGGTCCGGAGATATTCGCAAGCAACGCCGTTGTAGCGGATGGAACAGCGACTACTTGATAGAAACCAAGAAAACGTCCATTCGTATCTGCGATATAGGTTATGTACTGTCCAGCAGTAAGACCGTGTGCTCCTACTGTCGTCAACAAGACCGACGCCAATCCTGGCTGTCCAGGAGTAGTCCCTTGCTGAATCATTCCATTAGGAGACGCCGCTGCTACAACTGCCGCAGGTACATCAGCGGAGGTAAAAGACCAAGGATTCGAGGATATATTCATACTTGCGGAGACTCCTCGTCCGCTATATCAACGACCATAACACCAGCATTCGGGGTTGTAGCGTTCTGAACAGCCCAGTTAATCTCTTGTTGATCGTGAAAATCACAGGCTACAAACGCCCCTATTTGATTATTCCATGAAGGACGAGTGGAACCCCGTCCACAAACAACACAGAATTGCATTGCCATTTATGAACTCCCCCGTTCGTGATGTGTTTTAGGTATGTTATCCTGAGTTGGCTGCGCAGCGTTTCCTGTAGTCACAGCAGCTTGAATCACGTTCTGAGAATGAAAATCACAGGCGACTTTCGTCGTACCGTAGACGTTAGTATTATTCCAGGAAGCTCTCGTAGATGTACGACCACAAACGACGCAGACTAAGAGTGCCATATTAAGCCCTCCAATCAGTTAAAGTTAAACTCCACTAGACAATCAAAGCCGTAAAAATCTAGTTTCCCGGTGTTAGCCATCACGGCTGTCATTTCGATCCAGACTTCTTGATCTACAAGATTTCGATAGATTTGCTGCACAGCCGCTAAAGCAGTATTAACAACATAAGGATTCGCCTGTGCTGCTGTTGCAATACCGGTTGGGGCGAGAACAGCCGTAATGGCAGGGGCCACGTTGTTAACAAAAAGAGTTTGCTCTACTCTAACAGTGTTAGTCGTTAGAGCAACGACGGTATTTCTATAAATCGTATCAAAGGAAAGTAACTTAATTCCTTTTAACTTCAACGCAGTTCTCGGCTGTAACTGCTGAGCCGCAGCCATGGCAGGGATAACATCAGGTCGATAAACCTGAGGCTGCGCAGAAGCGGGGATACCAGTACCACCGAATTGCTCTTGTAAATCTTCTCCGAATCCAGTTCGACGAATAACGGCGTTTGTGATATTTGCGGCTAAGCTAATGGTTTCCGCAGCAGCGGCAGTTCTGGTAATAGACCAATCTCCAGCGGCGTTTCTAGTAACTACAGGAAGGGCCGCGGTACTGGTAACAACAACATCCCCTGGCCCGAGAAATACTCTCGCGTCCGTAAAGCCCAAATCTTGTTGATATCTTGATTGAGTATGTGGCATATAACCTAATCCTTTCTGGATTGCGTCCGAAGACGGCTAAAGGTTAAGATGATATAGAATCTACATCATCACTTTGACTTTCTTTTAGAATCTCCGCTACGCGAAGTTCTTCGTCTCCGCTAAAAGAGAGTTTGTCCTGAATGATAATCGGACGTTGCCAAGCGATTGTGTCATCTACGCATGTTGGACATAGAATTAAACCCAGTTGTTTCTTTAACTCCGTCACTCGATAAGTATAACCACAGCGGTCGCAGTCGTGGAATGGTGCTATACCACGACCGCTGTGACTGGTTGCGGGCATTATGATCTCTTTCCAAGATGTTTAAGAACGTCACCAAGATTAATACCAAGTTTTGACAAGGCGTTCTCAGCATTTTTCTCGGTAGAACTCTCCATCTCTTCGTGTGTCATATATTGATTAGCGTGTTTAATTGCTCTTCGTCCGAAGCCTTCAGAATTTTCTCGAAGATGCATCAAAGCCATCTCGGAGGTAATACCAATTTTATGAGGGCACTCCCCATAGTGACCTTTTGCATGATTACAATTCATACAAAGTAATTGATATTTATCCTTAGGATAATTTTCTCTCCGAATCTGACGAGCGATTTGCTGTTCATTAAGTTTTTCACGATGCGATTTTCCGTCATTCTTGATGTGATCTATGGTAAGAAACGAAGGGTGATTCTCCCCACAACATTGACACTTACCTCCGAAATTGGTGATAATATCAAGTCGCAGTTTTGCTCTTTCCCTTCGTCCGTAACACCGAATACATACATTCTTCCTGTATCCAGCCCCGTTATCGGCGAAATTATTGAGTTCACGTTCCTCACCACACGACGCACAAACTTTCGTTTCCATCTTCTTCTCCTTAACAACTACGTGCTACAGTACATTCAAAAAGTAGCTTTGTCAAGAAGAAAAAGTGCTTTGTTTTCAGTAGCTTAGAGTGTGTCTAGTTGAACACAGTCTACAAGCTACTGATTCTAAAGGACTTATGGCCCGTTGCTCCCCCAAGTTCCCATCCAGGTGGTGGCCCCGAAGGCGAAGCGCATCCTAGAGAGTTGCTTAATAGAAAAAGTATCGAAGTCATCCGAGAAATCTTCGTCAAGCTCCTTACGAACCAAGAACTTGAGCCAGTGTCCTTCTTTCTCAGTGACGGCGAACCATGCTGACGCCGAAGTGAGATAATGCGATACGAAGTACTGCAAGTCTTCTTTGATTAACGCATTAATCTCATTGTCAGCAGTGTAAGGCTTGTGCGGAGATCCAAGGACCTCACGCGCAATCCACTTCAGTTCGGGTGGGATGATCAGATACCGAGGCTTAATCGAAATCGGCAAGCCTTGGCTATCCACGAGCCTCTCGAACATATTCACCATCAACTGTATGGCCGTGAACGAAATGTCAACGTCCGTCGCAGGTCGATTCGGGTAAGTACCAGCGGCGCTAATGATATTCCCCAAACCAGGCCCGTACGAAGTTGCGGCAGTCCCGCCCAGAAGCGGATGCTGATTGTTAAAGATCGAAACGCCGTCGGCAGTAATCTGAGTCGTGAAACCTAGATTAAAGAGATTCCAGGCGTTTTGTTCTTTCGTGAAGTGCGCAGAGCGCGCAATCGCCTTCGGAACTTGCATGATGATGCCGTATTGATCATCTTCATAAAGTTCAAACGACGAGCGAACGCCTAAAGCGTAGGTGAAATTGATATAACGCTTTGTACCGCCCTGCACTGCATCTTGATAAATCGTCGCCTCAGCCTCAGGCTTCAGCGGCATAGGTGGAAGACCTGAGAACTCAACTTCGTCCTCGAAGGCCTTATCAGAAGGTTCAACGTGAAGAATATGACTAAATTCTTCTTCTCGTTGGAGAGTGTCGACCCAATGAACAAATTCACCGTGTAAGCCCGGAGCCTGAAGCTGACTAAACTGGCCCCTAACCATTGTCACTTATTGTTTCTCCTTTCGTTAAAGACCAAGAATAGTCGTATAAACGTCATACGAGCTTGGGGCGCCAGACGGAGCAGTATAACCAGTTGCTTGAAGGTTAAGAGTCTGTCCCGCTGCTAAATGCACATAAACAGGTTCGGATGAAGAATAACCTGCCTGTTGCTGTTGAGAGATAACATGATTATGAGAATAGTCATCGTCAACAGCAATATCTACGAGGATAGAAATATGTGCCCCGGTACTCAGGTTAGTAGTCGTTTTAACAAACAACATCACAAGATACTCTTCGTCTTCTGGTGCGGTAAATAAAAGAGTATCTGCAATATTATTCGTCTGAGACAAAAAGTTTCGGCTAACAGCTATTTGAGCACAACATTTCATTTCTGTCTATCCTATCGCCTGTAACGCAGCGGGTAGAACAGTAAAGTAAACCCCACGCGGAACTGCGGCTTGGTCATTTGGGTCCATCTTAACTAATTGAATGACCAATCCTGTTGTTATAGCGGTTAGGTCAACAAACCAATGATTATCCGCATCTTTGGTTAATCCAGCCGGAGTGCCTACTCTAGCTTGAATCATAGTCTGAGCAGGCCCAACCTGACCAAGAAATACGGTATCTGCGGTACCGGTTTCGAACCCAGTATTACCGTCGTTAAAGAAAGGTCTAGAGAGGTTTACAGCAGCGGCTTGATTAGGAACTGAACCGAAGGTCTGCTGCTGTGCAACACCACTAGCTGCAAGATTCGCTGCTTGCTCCTTAGAGAATCCAGCGAAAGGCACCGCAGTCGTCGCAGGACTAACAACGGCGAGAACAAAGCCTGTTGCGTCCAGGAATACCGGAGTACCGGGTAGAAACGTCTGTCCCGCCTTCTCAGCCATCCTTCGGACACGAGGTTGGTTACCTGAGACGGACTGAACACTGTGAATTTCAATGCTGGCCAACTAATCCTCCTTTGTCCTTTCGGACGGTAGTTTGTCATCTTCGGCCATAAAATTTGGGTCAGCGGTTTTATCCGCCGTCCCAGGCCGAAAGGCTTGTAGTTTAGACGCGAGAGTGCGACCCACATCACGCGGTACTCCTGCTTGAGTAACTGCTTTGGCGAGTTCTTTGCGACCGGTTTGTAGCTGACGATCAGGAGCCAAGCGAGCGATGCTTCGTTCCCAGTTATACTTCAAAGCACCTTCATATTGTTTACGATCAATTTTCATCAAAATCAAATCGCCGCGTATAATCTTACCGTCCTTGATAAGATTCGCCATTAAAGGCTTCCCATCGGGCATAACGACTTCCGCTGGACTGACAGGCACAAAGCCAGCGTAGATCATTTCGTCGAGACGCTGTGTCGAACCTTGAACTCCAACTGCACGATTAACCCAGCGAAGCGAGATACCAGGATTTCGCGGCTTCACATTCACGAAATCAGGTAACTGAAGCGGGCGTGCTTCAATACCTGGAAACGGGTCCCCGTAGGGAGTATCGTGCTGTTGATTAATCATGCTCATTTGGATTCTCCTAGACGTTAACGAACGTCATCTTGTCTTTTGTTTTCTGATATGCTTCGGGTGTAACGCCCTTGCCGTAGCGAGCTTGTTTCTTGATAACCTCTTCTTCCATTGTCGTGAGTTTATCAGGTTTCTTCTCATCTCCAGGAAGCCTGTCTTGATTTGTTGAGACAGACTCAACGAACGTCTGAGGCTCTGCCATCAATTCGTTGAAGTGTTTGCCTTTAATATAATCAAAGAGATTGATCCAAGTCTGCATGTTGCCTTTTACATGCAGAGCAACTTCGGAGGCAGCTTTGTCAATCTCTCCAGACCACTTATCCCAGAGTCTAGACATTGATATCTTACCACCAGGAGTAGTGACAAACTGTCCTTGGAGAGACTGTTTCGCAAGAAGCATCGCACTATTCGCTGCGGCTTGTAAAGCCACTTGAGCCACAGGCTGCATTCCATCGACGAGACGTTCTGTAAAGGCTTTGTTCTCGTCGTCGATAAAAGAAGTATAAACTCTTTCTTCGGTCTGCTGGCGAGTAGGTTTCTTAGCGTTAGCTTCGAGTTCATCAAGCGTGCGCTTGGTTTCGTTGAACTTACCGTCTAACTGGGACAAATTAGTTTTGACGGTAGAAAGCTCTGTTTTCGAGTTAGCGAGATCCTCGGTGAGTTTCTTGTTATTCAAAACCTGTTCACGGATCTGAGCTGGTGTTAAACCTAGGTCTTTTAGTTCATCGGGTATTTCTTCCTTCTTAGTTCCCCAGGGCATGGTCTTTCTCCTTTTCTATTTCTATCTTTCGCATTTTACCGCTAGATACGCCTTTGATATAAGTATCCACTTCGTCACGAAGTCCAAGCAGAGTATCCAGAACTTTGAGAGCACCTTGAAAGCGATATATCTCCACGGTATCGTGAGAAGTACCGAGCTTATCGAAGATTTCTTTTCGATAATCTCTAAGAAACTCATTGAAGCATTCCGCTGCCTCCTCCTGGAGCCATCCCCGGAATTTGTGGGCCTGCACCAGGAGCTTGTCCAGTTTGTTGGCCACCTTGACCTCCTAACTGCGGTTCTGGTACGAGAAGGTCTACGTCTTCTTGATCGAAATTACGAAGGACATTCTTCATAACTATGTTAGAGGCTTTGATAACCTGAGCGAGATAAACTTTTACTTCTGGAGGCGTCATCATGCTAGATGTTTGATTAATCAGGTTAGCGATACCCATATAATGCTGGCGCATTAGATTAACCAACAAGAAAAGATTCTGCTTCTCGACTTCTTTATTAACAGACGCCGTAGATGAGTAAATCGGAAGTCCGATCCTAGCGGATTTCACAGCCTCCAATGCTTTCGTTATTTTCGACGCCTTCTCTCCAAACATCTCAAGAAGAGAAGAACGAACACCGAACTTAGCATAATCAGCAAGAAGAATTCTACCGAGTTTGGTGTGAGCATATCGAAGATCCGATATATTAAGATCAGTTCTTCTATTGCCTTCTTGCATTACGGACAAAGTGCCCATAGCGGTATAAATCCCCCGCTTACCCTGGGACCCGGCCCCCGCCCCTTGCATTGGAGGACTTATTCCAGCTCGTCGCTCGGCAAGTTCGAGAGAGAATCTTTCATCATCGATAGTTTGCTGTGATATATCTCCAGCCTGTAAGGATTCGATTTCGTCCTTCTCCGCAGGAACACACGCAGAAGGATAGATACGATAGCCAGCGTGGAGCTTAGAATCAGGAGAAACGCGCCACACACGAGTGTTAGCGATAGTACGGTTATCGAGTCTTTGATTATGCTGCTCAGAAATCTCCTCCTGAAAAGCCCACATGGTTTCACAGAAGCCATAGCCGTAGATCATATCATCGCGGTAGAAAAGGCGTGCCAAAGCGAAAGGCAGGATTGTATGCGTATCGTAGATCGCACGCATCAAAGTATCAGAGTTTTTATGATACGTAGCGATTATCGCTGGCTTGTATTTACCATCAGGAGTAGGCCAGTTTAGCCAGCATTCGTAAAGATCCCATTCTTTGTAGCCGTAGGTACCTGTCGTCTTGGCTCCGAGAGTCTCTTCATTCATCAACTGCGGATAAGCAGGAGAAGTTCGATCAGGACGGGATAGAATAGAATCAACTCTCAAAGGATCGTAAATCTTAAAGAACCGTCGCTCTTCAAGTTCACTTTTAATCATTACACGTTTATGAATTCGAATATCAGCAGATTCGAGAGACTTTGCACCAGGAGGAATCAAGAAATGTTCGAAAGCAATTTTCTCAGGGCGTGGGCCTTCATACGCAGTTTCACGCATGAAAGCAACTTCCTTTCTACCAGAGCCATCTCCTTCGGATTCTACGAGTTCGTCTCGATAGCGGATTTCGTGTGGGCATTTTAGAACAGACGTGCCGTACTTAATACCCTCACCAAACCATTCGTGGTAGACTCTGTAAAGATCCAACTCCGTTGGTTCGATACCTACATACTCCATAAACTCTTCGAGTCCCGTCCGAACGGAGTCATCAATATCTTTATGAGAACCAAAAATTTTAGCAACCCAAGGAGGCCTTGTTTTCAATACCGCCGACATAACGCGAGCAAGTAAGGTGTCACTGAAAGTAGCAATAATAGGAACAACCAGATTTGAAGCGTTATAGAATGGGAACTCACGGGTTTTCTCTCTAGGCGTGGCCTCATACGCCTTACGCCACTTAACAATCTTCGTTTCGTGAAGCTCACGGAGACCGTCTTCGAGCGCCAGAATACGCATCTTTAGATGCGCCTTCAGCTTCGACTCGGCGTCGTTAGACAGCTTAACAGGGATGAAGTTTCTATCAGGCATTAAAGAGCCAGTAGAGCTTTAATATCTTCTTTGTTCTGCAAATCCTGTGCATCTGCCAAAGCAACCAACTGCTCAGGAGTTAGTCCTGCTTGTCCTTTGACAGATTTGATAAACTTAATTACTTCATCAAGGATAGTCAAGCCTAGCATAACTGCAACATTAGGATCCATTTACTTTCCTTTCGCACTCTGAACTGCGAGGCTCACGCCGTTGATAGCCGTATCAACGGCTTTAAGAATCGCTGAAGCACTCGGATCGTTCATAACTTGAGGAGTAATTTGAGCGCAACGAACGAAGGAGTCTGCGATTGGTAGAAAAGACTGTTTTACAGTTTGGCCAGAGTTGTGAGTGTTTACTACAGCTTGACGAAAAACTGTGTTACAGTTAGTAACAGTATCAAGAATACCGGCGACGGTGGCTTTCTTTTTGTCGTCTATAGTACCAGCACTGTAGTAGGTGGCTGTAATCTTAATAGCAGAACTAACAGCCTGAGAAACGTCGGCTGAGCCTTGTAAAGCCGCTTTATAAGGGTCCTGCGGACACCCACTAAGTAGTAGGAGGAGCGGGAGGAGCAGGAGTATCATTCGTCGTTTTTCCATTTGTTACCACCTTTTGATAGGAAGGATAAAGTTTCATTGTTATACTACGAAGATTAAGAGCACCAACGGTGCCTATAAAAACAACGAGAATTCTGTAGACTACTTGAAAACGCGGGGCAAAAGAAAAGACTTCGTAGGGAGGAAGAACAGAGCCTATAAGTGAGCAAACAAGAACAACACCAGCGATAATATCAAAATAATGATGTGATGGCATTAACGAGCTCCTATTGAATAAGGCAGATTTATCTTACGTGCCCAAGCTGCGTTCTGCATCTTCCACTTCTGACCCTCTACCCAGGACTGCGGTAGTCGTAGCATCTGCGGGACGTAGGCCAGGGCATCGAGTAAGTCCACGAATCTGCCACGAGGAAAGGAAGTATATTCACCCTTAAAATCTTGAAACCTACGCTGAGTGTAAAACTTATTAGATTCAAAGATGGGAGAAAGTACGTTTCGGATTCTCCATTCTTTCTTTCGAGTGATAGTACCGTCAGGGGCATCGACTTCACCTTTAAGCTCAATAAGACGAAGGTTACGATTCTCCAGTCTGTTCCGATAATTGATGTGATAAGCCAAGTACTTCTGGGCAGCAACAGTCTCGATACCGAGCTTACGCATGTTCCATTTCGCGGCTATTTCGTAGAGCTTTGCGATGTATTTATCGGACTCACAGGCTTCTGCCCAGCAGTCAAGCAGGTAATAACGGCCATCAGACGAAAGACCGACGACATTAATAGCGTGCCGGCAGCGTCCCTCAGCTCCGCTATGATTTGGGTCAGTGACCATACACACACTAAGGTGAGAAACCTTAATGTCCTTAACAATGACCCCATCGACAACTTCGTGTCGAATGATTTCTTCATCATTCTCTCCCTTGAATATAGAGAAATGACGCAAGTCGGATTCTTTGAAAGCAGCGTTTTCAGGAGAGGCGGGATTATTTAAGAACTGACAAGAGAATTGATACGCGCCTAAGCGTTCGCGCCATCTAGCGAGCTTCTCAGCGGAGAACTCCTCAGGGAATATAGGAGTGTCAATAGGATGTGCAGAGCAGCAACCGCCCATTGCGCTATGCGTCTGGAATGAAAACCAGGGTGCGTTCTCTCTTATCCAGCTATTTAAGTCGTAATAACCCCAACGGTTTCCAACCACTAATTCATCGTTATCTTCAAGAGCATCTTCGTTTTCAAAAGCGCCGACCATGAGTTGATGACACTCAATAGCCTTGTCCATAATGGACGGAGATTCTATGGCTTTGCGTCCTACAAGGTCATCTTGTACCACTAACCCATTATAGTGCCTAGACTGGAGGGCACCCCCGACGCCAAGAAAATCGAAGGTGCCTTCCCCATGTCCCCCCAGTGACTTACATTGTGTCGGCAGCCTGTGGCACTTGGAGATGTTTGACCATATTTCAGAGGAGGTGGGAATTAATTCAGGGAAGATATTACGATATACTTGGTTGGATTCGTAGTGAAAGTCAATTTTTCTCCCAAGTTTACCAGCATTGGTAATGTTCTCAGAGACCAGAAGATTGCGGGCCTCTGGACGGTGTATTTCTTGTTGCCATCGAATAAACTCAGGAGGATAACCAAGTCTTTGAAACTCTCGAAGATCCTCATCTGAGCAGAAGAGGACGCGCCACATTGGAAGACCTTCGCCGCAGATAGTGGACTTGAAGTGATCTCGTGGGATTTCATAGACGTCCTTGATATGCCGACGTTCGAGGGACTGACATAAAGGCTTATGAAGAGCTTCTGTAAGACGCCGACGACGGAGGGTGATCTTGATAAAGAAGTAAAGAGAGCCAAGACTATTAAGGCGCATCGCTTTGCGCCAAGCCTCGCCAGTCAAGCCGACTATTGGAAGTGGCTTGAAGGTGGAATCAAACTCAAATACTTTAGAATCTTTATTAAGCTGTTCTAAAGTTTCCAATTACTCCAATCTTTCTTCTTGGCGTTGAAGAAAGTTAAAGATTTCACTAATGGACTGCGAGCCTTCGGCTCTTCGTCCTCGGCGGGCCAGGGCCCCCTGGAAGTTCTGTACGCAAGCCTGCGGCAAAAAGGCGCTTCTGAGTATCGGTATGCGGCTTGTTGGTCCTCTTGCGTACTATGTTGTCTCTTCAGGCAGAGCATAGATTTATTAGAACCTCATCCGTAACTTGCCCACCGATACTCAGAACTCTTTTTTTAGCATACATTTACGTTGTCGTGTATCTTGGCTTTGGCAGCCGCTTCTGTACCACAAGTACACGGATGCTTACCGCAGGTACAGTTAGGCGTATGAAAGCCATGTCCAGCTCCGCGGAACTTCCCGGAGGGGCGACGCGCCATCCTGCCTGCATTTACTTTCGAGGCGTTCTCGTCTTCATGTGAAGCAAACTCGATTGTAGAAGGATACTTCCCACTGCGTGGATCATGGACGGAACCTGTGGAGGCCGTGCGGGAACCCTTGGGTTTTACTTCTTTCGCATCGTCGTAGCGTGCGCTGTCGGAGGATGGCATAGCTAAACTCCGTTTCTGTTCACTCTGTGAACACTAAATCGTCTGCTATTGAATAACTTCGTAACAAGTCCATGTAGTAAGATCCGCTGCTGTTTCTCTCGGGATAGCAAACTTAACTCTTAAAACTCGTCCGTCTTCTAGTTTCTTCTGATACGCTAAGTGAATTCTGTAAGAGCCAATTACTCTACCAGTAACGGAAAGACCTTCAGGTACTATATCACCTTCTCTCCTATCTACAATCTCTAGATTCGTTTCTGCTGTTGTCACTGAACTCTCTTCGATCCGTTAATCTCATTTACTACCTTATCCGCTTCCTTCGATACAACGTCGATCACCCCGTCGGGTAGTCTAACGGCATCGATAGCAAGTTCGGAGGGCTTGCTCCTTTGCGCGACGCGATCAGGGTCTCTATCAAGAAGCTCCAGCGAAGCTGCAAGCGCGGTCTTCAAGTCTCGCCGTTGATTCGCCACTTCGATAACAGTACGCAACGCAGCCGGCACCGCCCCGCGAACTTCATTACGAAGTGTCTCGACATTCCCTGCTATCGCTCGATCCATCGCCGAGAGCGTGCCATCGAAGATGGCTTCTTCTACTTCTTTGTATTCTGGGAGATTAATGAGATAATGAAAAGCAGGAGGTGTTATACCTTCGCGGAGCTGGATAACCTGATCTTTAATACCCGCTACGCGCATCCGAGCTACCCGTTGGATGCGAAGCCGGAGAGCAGACGAAACGCCACCCGGGCGGCCCGGCCCCCCAACTGCTTGATGATTACCTTGTCCATTATTAACAGGGCTGTTATCTGGGAATGGAGAAAGCTCCGCTTCTAGAACTGCGTTAACTCCGTTAGGAGAACCGTTAGGAACGTGGATTTTCAAGGACCTTCGCTCCCTACCGAACCTTTTTCGAAGAATAATCTCCAGGAGGACTGGGAAACTGGGAGTCTATATCTTCGATATTCCTCACGACTATAAACTACTTTATAAGTCAGAATATGATCCCAAAGAACATTTATTTCCGAATCAGCGGTGTACTTTTTTCGAGGCGGATCTCCAAGAATTTCTCGTGCAATCCATCTCAATTCCGGTGGTACCACAAGAACCGTCGGCCGACCGAGTTGATTTTTAGCACCTACATTAATAGCCTCTTGTAGAGCCGTCATAGAAAGATCACAACCGGTCTCCAGCTCAAGATGCTTCTGAAGTAAATCGACCTTCGCCACCAGCGGTATTAACGGAACAGCGGCTAGCCTCTTTAGAAATCCTCTTCGGTTTAACATACACCCGTCCTATCCTGGGTAGACTATCACAGCGCGAAGCGTTTGTCAAGTCCTTAATCTTTTAGAATCAATAGTTTACAAGCTCTATCTTTAGTGTTCAAAGACTGAACAGCAAAGCCTGGAATGTATTCCAGGTTAAGAAACCAGGTATTCACGAAGTTGCCACCGATGGGGAAAAATTAGGCGTGCCTAGGGCCGAAAAAATTATTCCTAGACTCTCCCGTCCGCCCAGCGAAAACTCCGTTTTTGTGCCTCACGTCGCGTGCGGACACTATAGATGAGTACTAGCAGAATATCTACACGATAATATCCGTATTATGCGGATTGCGTGTTGATAATGCTGATGTACATATCAATCGTGTCTCTTGTGGAGGTGTTACATGCAAGAGAAACGTCTATACTCTTTATTCGAGAAACGAGACGGCAAGTGGGTACGAATCACGACACTTGCATTAAAGAAGTCCGCTGCCGTTCGCTTCTTCCAAGATGCTCTACTCGCACCGTTCTTCGGACGCGCCGAGTATATCAGAGAATTAAGAGTTGTGCGGGAGTAACACCCGCACAAGGGACACGATAACTCCGTTTGTCTTGCGAGTCTCTTCGAGACTTGTTAGAGTATCCAGTCGGATGTATTAGGCTGGCATGAGCAAAGCAAAGGTAAACTGGCTAAGGGTGCAAGTTCGCTGTTGGCGGCCGCCGTATGGCTCCCACATAGACGCACCTCCCCAAACATAAACCTGCGCATCCCACTCATGTAATGTAGCTAACGGTTGAATCCTAGATATACACCGTTGAGCATCGCTAATACATCCCATTGGATACTCTAGCACTTAATAAAGGAGAAACACGCTATGGCAAACGAACTGTTCACAACTCGGTCGGGTAAGCAAGTGCCCGTTCCAGTCGTAACACTCCCAGCGACGGAGGTTGTATCACTCCTTCGTCTGCAAGAGGACTTTATCAGACGTGGAGAACACCTCTCCATGTTGGGAGTCCTTCTGGATGTTCTCGACAAGGGCCGACGGCAAGTCCGTAATCAATGGAAGAACGGGGATTTGTCGAAGAACCGACGGGACTTCGCAAAGGCAGTAGCACCGTATATGGTGAATCCAGCCAAGTATGCGGTGGATATTGCGCAGCTTGCGAAGCAATACGGATTAATTAACGGTAACACCGTTGATCTATCAGACCCGACGGCGGAAACGGACGATCAAGAACCGGAGACTGAACCGGCTCCTGAGCACAAGTCTGAATCTGAACCCGAACTGACCGAGTCCGAACTGGAGAAAGCAACCGCACCTGAAGGTGTTGCTTAACTCCGCGAGGCGGAGAGCCTCGCTAGGCGAACGGAGTTTAGAAAGGGAGAATGAATGAGTATTAATCTTAATCGTTTACTCCACGACCTGCGTGAAAAACAGGCCCGTGTGGACTCCGCAGGTCTGCCTACTCCACGGACTCTCCGTGAGCCTTCTCCTACCGAGCGGGACTCTAAGTACCTGCCTGTAAACTACGGCCTTCTCTTTTGCTGCCATGCAAAAAGCTACTTCGATACCTGTCCGTCCTGCCGCAGAACGCGACGGGATGCTCGGAGGCAGTATGAATACTTCTGCCTGAAGCATGGCATTAATATTTGAAAGGACGGAAACTGTGTGTATGTATATGGTTATATACTCTCTTATACATACGTAAAAAAAATAATAAAAATATAAAAGATAGAAGAAAAGACTTTATATCTCCTGTCGAATCAATAACTTACAGAAAGACAGTACATACACTATTCTGTGTCAATCTTGACACGTCTAAGTTATTGATTCTAGAGCAGATAAAAGCACTTGACAAGAGCAAAACTGTATGCGAAACTGAAAAGCATGAAGAACACACCTCCGCCTAAACGCATATATCATCCGTTGTGCGGGAGAAGTTATTACTATGTTTTGATAAGCAAACGTTACAAAAAAGAAGTGGAGGGGCGTATCCTTCATGTGAAGGTATACATGTGCCGAGCGTGTGGAGAAGAGTTTAGTGACCTGGATATAATGGAGCACGAGGCAAATACGCCACAGGTTGACATAACTCAGATGAGTCCCGAAGAGAGAAAAGAGTTTATTGACAACCTTTTCAAAAAGAAGAAAGACAATGATACAAGACCAAGTTAGTGTTTGCACATGCGGTAGAGCCTATTCACATTGTAAGATATGTGGCAAGCGCAGTATTTATTATCAGAAAATGCGCTCCATGAATCTTTCATTAATCGCCAAAAAGGAAGTAAGAGCGTATCGATGCGCTTGTGGGGTGGAGTTCTCCGATGATACGCCTTGTTCAGCGGAGAAGATGACAACCAACATTGGCGATATGCTAGTACCAGGTTCAATAGAATACGCTCGCGCAATGAATGAATGGGTTTCCGAATACTCATTGAAAAAAGGCGTAAACGTAAACAAAGCATTCTGCGAAGCCAAGAGACAAGGCTGGCAGCCAGAGCTATACGAGATGGAAGATGATCTGCGAGAGGCGTTAGAGACGGCTGGTTTGATATCAGCGACGGCTAAGCCTGTGGCAGAGCAAACGGGGCCTCAAGAATCCGCAGTTACACTTGATGATATAATTGACACAATTAAGAATTTACAGGAGGATTCGAAATGATGACCGCCTATCGCTTTTATGAGCTTAAACGTAATCCTGGCCTGCTGTCTCTCATAACAGACGAGGAACGAAAAGAGTTTGAGAGAGAACTCAAGGGCGAGGCCCGCTCGAACGCGGCTAAGAGAGCCGTTCAAACCAAACGACGAAAGTATTCTACCTGGCCAACACGAAGGAGAGACCATGTCAAAATATGACTTCCTTTTCTTCCTTCTCCTAGCCGCTGCGGCGGTGTTCGTGTATATCGATAAATGGGTTACGAGATGGATTGATCGGACGAGCGGGTGGTAAACATGAAACACCCACATCTAAGCCGTCGGCATATAATGATAGCATATCGTCAGTATATCCTTGGCTGTAAGAAGAGATTCGGCTCTGCGAGAGGGCTAATTCATTACATTGAATTAATTCAGGAGTATCTAAGCGCCAAGCGAGATGTTCTGGCAGGTAGAGAGTAATTATGATTCGCTCCTGTAAATACTGTCTCTCTCAAACACACCTCTGCCCGCGGTGCGAGGGTCCTGTCGAGGTTCGGCGTATCACTATATTCGCACACGCCGAGGCGCATTCAACCTCCTTGATTCTTTGTACCAATCTAGAGTGTCAGAATTACGGCCAATTCAAACAGCAAACAACCGAAGCCATCGAAGTCTACGTCTGTCCGGACTGCGAAACAGCGAACAAAAAGCAAAGCTCAAAAGAGTTTATTAGCGAAACCATCACGTAACCGATTGAGAACAAAGAGTTTATTTACTATTCAGTCAATGAACACTAAAGCAAACTTGACATTGCTACGCAAGTACGATAGACTTTTCAAGTTAGGAGTACGTTCAACCGTTTCCTGACTTTCTTTTTACCCAAGGTAGCGAGTTAAAAAACCTCTATACGAAAGGAAGTAAACAATGCCATCGAATTACAACGAAACACGTGTTAACTACAGAATCCTCGAAGCGAACGGCCAAGCCGGCGAGACGGAGATTTCTGTAAAGGAAGACAAAGTCCAGGAGGTGATGGAAGAGTTGGTCACCGAAGGCAAGGGTCGTACGGTTGATGTACTTGCTTCGCAGACCTATACTTTTCACACCGTCTCCGAAACTGATCCGATTACGGACTTCCTACAATTCGTCCCCTCGGTTGATGAACAGGCAAATCTGATCAACCGATCGGTCGTTCTCAAACAGCAACAGTTCGTCCGTCGACAGTTGATGCAGAAGGACTTCACTCCGGTGGAGGGTGCCTTTGATCTCTTTCCGATCATCGGCCAGAAGTCCGAGCGTCAGTCTGCGACTCCGCAGGAGAAGGCGGCTAACGCGCTTTCGAAGCTCCTCGGTCGTGACGTTTCCATCGACGAACTCGCCAATATCATCGCCTCTCTCGGTGCTACTCAAACCGCGACGGCGTAACGGAGTTGGGCTGATGCCACGAGTCGCTCTCGTCCTAGTTAGCCCAATACACGGGTATGCAACCCGTCGAGATGTGTATTTGTGAGTAGATAACTCGTTAAAACAAGAACTCTCTGCGGTCCGGAGACGCCAATAGCAAGAAGTCTCCATTTCTTATGTACGAGATCCTGTTGATCCTCCTAGGATTGCCTCCGAGGGCTTCAACAGGCGCTTAGCCATAGCCACTGTGAGATAAGGGTCACCTCCTACTCTACCTTATCTCACAGTGGAAGTGGCTAAACACTACTTCATCCTTTGAAAGGACGCTTTATAACAGGCTGTACGACTTGGGTACAGAACTCTGAAGTTCTTTCAAGGGCCAAGGCCTTTAATGTTAATAATTGAATATTAATTGAAGTTAAAATGAGAATCGCAGGTTGTGAACAAGAAGTAGTTAAGGAGGTTTGCATGCGACCAGAGCGGTAAACAACGCGCGTCGAATATATGCAACTCGAATCGGGAGGTGGTAGAATTATCACCTCCCTTTTTAGAAAGGATTTAGTCTATGGCAAAAGCGTCAGTTTTCTGGGATTCATCCGTCCAGGCATATCGCCTGAAAATGCAAGGTGATTATCATAAGATCGAAAAGTGTGTAGAATTTCTTAAGCAGCAGATTCCACACTCCGATCGTGAACTCGTGGTGAAAGTCGATGCCAGCGGCAAAAAGGACTACACCTGGACCTTCACTGAGAAATACTACGACGGTACTCTAAAGTTCCTTCAACTAATCTACGGCGCTGCGGAAGTAGCGTCCGTAACACGACAACAAGTAGAAGCCGCGCAACAACCAAGGATGCCTATGGCAGTAAATGGCAACCCTCTCGCTTCTACGTGTTATGAATTTCTCAAAGCCATTTCCTACGAAGACGCTCAGAAAGCATACCGCTCTGCGGCGATTCGCCTCCACCCAGACCGCGGGGGAGATATGGAAGCTATGTCGAGAGTAAATTCACTCTGGACTAAACTTCAGAAGGAAATTTATGGACAATAAACGCTCCAAGGATCTAATCGACCTTCACGATTATCTCGACACTCTCGAAGGAGACAGACCACCTCTCGGCGTGTTCCTCAAAGAACTCGGTATTGATCCGCACACAATGTCTGATTGTGTTATGAATGCGGCACGTTGCGTTTCTATAACCGTCCCAGATGTGTCTATCGAAATCGTGAACACCCTATTCAAAATCGGTGTAACCATCGGCTATAAGTACGCCATTAAGAAGCAAATGGGGAAAGAGTTTAGTATGGAGCCAGAAGATGAGTAACGAACTAACAAAACCCAACAAGATAACCGTCGGTGGTGGTCTCCACAATCGTCTCCGACAAGCCGAGGTTCTGAAAGAGGCTGTGCCGACACTCGATCCACGTAATCTTCCTAATCGCTTGGCCATTATCGCCGATTTCAGCGGTTCCATGGGAGATCGAGCAAGCGGACGGAATCACGGTGCATTTTCTTCAGAAGTCCAGCCGAAGCGTCGGACGAAAACGTCCAGGGACATTGGTCAAGCGTCTTGGCGGCGATGCGCGTGAACTTTGGAGATCGGAGCGAATCGCCATCTGCTCGCGCTTCGGCACAGTCGAACGCCTCTTGAGCTTTGCGTGTGAGGAAAAGCAAACATGTATAAGTCGTAGCGGGAAACACCTGACTTGCGCCGAAGTCAACGATCCGCGTTAGCAGGCTGTCGCGGGTTATCAGTCCGCGCAGTCCCTCGCCATAATGGAAGGCGACCTCGGCTTGTGCGGTCTTCAGTGAGAAGCCGGCGTACCAGACGCCGCGGTCGCCTCCGCTGAAGCGGCTGCCTCCAGGCCGCGCGTGCGTGAAAGCGGCGTTGATGATGTGATAGTGAGGCACTCCGAAAACCAATTCGTGCACGGTGATTCCGGGGAGCAGGTTGGCCTCGCCTGCCAGCCGCGTGTTGG